CTCAACGTTTAATGCGCCCCGCCGCACCCGTCGCGCGCGCTTTACGCACCACCTCTGCGTTCCACAAGGCCCTGAGTGCACTCTCATTCACGGACTTGTTCTTCTTTTTCACGGCATTTACAAACTCCTGAACCGTCCATCCCTTTTGACGACGGTAATTCAACTTGTACCTATTCATCGTGTTTGTTATCATGTTGAGACTCACGGGGGAGTATACAGGGTTACGGACCTTTGGTTCTTTCGGAGCCTTCTTCGGGGCCACCGGCGGCTTTGGTATGACAGGTGACGTGCGTTTCTTGGGAACGTATGCAGGGATGATGCGTTTCTCACCCGTGATGGCATTCTCCACCTGACGTGCCGCTCGTGCCGGACTTTGTGGCACTTGCGTGTTCAACCACGTCTTCACTGCCGCCTTGAAGTTTGCCACCTTGGGTTTGGGCTTTTGGAACGCCAGATTGGTCACGAGGGTCCTGTATGCATTCACCTTGTTGGCCGGTAGCCAATTCGGAACTGGAATTGCTTTGCGATATGCATTCCGTGGTCCTTCGTTTGCCCTCCGAGTCTTAAGGTTCTTGAGAAAGGCTTTGTACGCCTTGTTCACGGCTGGCTTGAGTGGTTTGCCCCGCGCACCTTTGGGGAGTTTCTTGTATGCGTTTATGAACGCCTGTTCGTTGCCCTTCTTGTACAAGTTCCCGAGGTTCTGAGCAACACGGACGGCGTATTCCAATTCGAGTTCGAAATTGTTCGACTCGACACTCGCCGCCTTGGTGGGTGCCGCCGGTGCCACGGCCTTGGTCGGCGTCTTGGCCTTGTTCTGTCGTTTTCCGAGGGCAAAGGTTCGAACCGCCTCAAACCTGTTTACAAGGGGCATGGTGTTGTACTCGGCATGATACTGCGAAGGGATCACCGCCTTTGCAATCAGGTTGCGCTCGGCAGCAGGGAGCGTGACCCACTCGCGCTGCGTCTGTATCCCGTTTGCCGTTGTTCGCGAAACACGTCCGTTGTTCAGTATCGAGTAATACATACCACCCACGTGAACGTCAAAAGACCTGTTTGGTCTGTGTTCACCCGTCTTGCGTTGAATGAGTGCAATGAGTGCACCTGGTGTCATCTTTTTCATGGCCTGTGGGATGTTGAGGTTGCGTGCAACGGCCAAAAGTTCCGCCTTGGTCAGACGAGTCGCCTGTCGGTCGTTGATATGCAGTACCCCGTTCAGACCCATCTTGACCACGTGCTTTCCACCGCCCGCCGCCTCCGTTTTGACATTATTTCCAATCTTAAATATCTCACGAACCGCCTTGGGGATGTTTCGTCCTGCAGCTGCATAGGTCTTTATCACGGTCTGGCGTCCGGAGCCAATTCCTTTTGGAATTGCGAACCAATATGGCTGTTTGCCCGGTCCCGGACGCACGTAGAATCCGGGCTTGGTTGCGTTCCAGCTTGGTGCTCTCCGGTTTTTCAAGGCGGGTTCCGTCGACACCTTCTCACCAAGGGGGTAGCCTGCATCCTCAAACACCTTGGCCGTCGCTGCAGGGATGGGCTTCCCGGCCTTTTTGAACGCCTCAAACACCTTGGGTGCCACCGCCCTGAGATTCATAGCGCGAATAGGAACGTTCATGCGAACGATGTTCCCGCCCATTTCGCCGTACGTGGCACCACCCCTGGTCTCAAATACGATCCATGGGTACAGACGCGGCTTCCCATCTGTTCCTGGTCGGATATAGTACCCTTCTGGTGCTTTTTCAAGCTTATTCCATGTACCTGCCAACTTGTATCGCTCGGCAAGTCGTCCAGTCGCGTTGTTCGCCTTGCGACGGGGCCGTGTGAGCATGGCCCGTTTCGTGAGGTTCATGACGAATGCGGGTGCTATGCCGTACGTCGGACTCAGGAACTGCTTCAAGAGCTCCTTGGGCATTTCGACATCTTTGGGATCCTTTATCCCGGACCAAAGAACAGTGCCATTTTCGAAAATCTGGTACGTCCACTTGGGTTTCTTGAGTTTCAGAATCACGGCAGGGACGCCGCCAACCCCAGTCTCTTTTCCACTTGCGCGAACAGAGTCGAGCATACTCTCCGGAAGTGTCCGGAGCCATTGCACGAGTTCCTTGAGTTCAAAGTGTCTATTCACATTGAACATACCGTCAATCTTTTTGTACGTTGGTGGTGCTTTCAAAAGAAGCTTGGGTGCCCATCCGCTCTTGACAATGGCAAAGAGCGCCTGTTCGTGATTTCCCGCGCCAAGCACGTCGAACCCTTTATCGGACAAGACGATGGTGACAGCGCGGTACTTGGCTACAAGTTTCGTCACGCCGGCCTCGTCACCGAGCCAACGTTTTGACGCAGAGTCCCATCGTATGACCGGACTCTGGCCTTTGTACCCAACAATCTCCGAGAACCCCTTGGGTTCGGACGCAAACACAAGGCGCCAGTTGGTCGGCAATTTGAAGGATACAATCTTGGCCGTAATCACAGACTTTGACAGCTTATATGTACGCTGGTTATTTGTAAAGATAAGCTTCCGCCGGAACATCTCTTGGATCTTTCGGGCGGCTGCTGCTTGATTCATTCTGATATTATACAATTTTAATTTTCTACAAAGTCAACCCCAAAGATGAACGGTTGTGAAGAGTACGAATTTCCATTCCAAATTCGAGACTCGGTCCGGACCTCTATCTCGCGCGAACTGAACGGCCCTGCGTAAAAGTCTTGGTTGAACTTGAACGTCCCGAGCATATTCTCTTTGCAGTGCTGATTGAACCGCTCCACGAAGATGCGTTGGGGCACACATAGGTCCTTGCCAAAACGCACCTTCTCTGAGCACAACAAGTGCTGAAGTGCGTTCGTGACTGTCGCAATCTGGTTCTGGATCTGCTTGAAGTATCCAGGCAAGATGTTCCAAATGTCCTTGTCAGCAAACTTGTGTGCATAGTCGAGGTAGGCCCGAAGACATTTACACAAAATCGCAGGCAACTCAAGCTCGAGCTTCTCGTCCAAGTGCGGATCTGCAACGTCGGGGGCAATCTGACGGCCAAAATTCACGGTCGCCAAACGACGCAGGATAGACCCAGAGTTGTCCTTCCAGTTGGGCACCTCGTTTCCACCCAAGATGCCAGGTGTTTTCCACTGAATACTGATTGCCGACTCGCACTTGCGCGCCACAGAAACGTCCTCACCAGACACAAGCGACTGAAACTCTGCTTGCTCGAGCTGCAAGTCACCCTTAATCTCAGGACTGATGAACATGAATCCCTTGTAAATGCTCGAAAGACCAAACTTCTTCTCGATGTTGTTCGAAAGGGTCGAAACGTCTTCGCACTCGTAAAACTTGCGCGCCACTTTTGTAATCAGTGTAGACTTACCCGACTGCGCGATACCCTTGAGGAATGGAATGATTTGCCAGCCGTCAAGCTCGTTGACGTCATAACACAAACGGCCCATGAAGACGTAGATCCAGCGACACACAGACTCGTCAAACCGCTGGTAATCCAGAACCTTTTGGAAGTTGGGTGTTGAGATGTGATACCAATCCTCCACGTCATGACACGGGTCAAAAGGCAAATCAAAGTACTTGCATGACACAAGCTCCGGGTCCAATTCGTGAAACTCCTTGGACGTGTACTCATAGAAGGTAAACTGACGCGCACCCGTCTCGGGGTTTCGGTTCTCGTCGATTGGTCGAGCGTCCAATAGACCGTTCTCAAATGACCAGACGTGGCGATCCTTTTTGATTTCAGAAAACTGAATATCTTTGCAATTGGTCAAGTGCCGAATCACATCGTTGGCCATACCACCGCGGTTGGTCAAATTCATCCACATCTCGGCGTTGTCCTCCTTTTGGGTCTCGTCATACACAAAGTCCTTAATCTCCTTGACGGGCTTCCAGGCACGCGTGTTCCGAATCTCTTTGCAACACTGATCCTTGTATCGCCTGTACCCGTTCTTGTACGCCTGCTTGAGAAGGTAAATGAGCAAGTTCTGGTACGGACTGGTCGCTTCACCGATGTCAAAGTCCACGTCAGGGTTCTCAATCAGAGGTTGATTAAACATCTTGTACTCGGAATCATTTTCGATAAACTTGGTGACGACTTTCTTGTAACACTCGCGGAACCGCTTGATTCGACGCTCAAAACTCATCTTATCTCCATTAATATCCTCCGTCTCGGACTTTGAAATTTCCAAAAGCTCGGCACGGGCAAGCATGTAGCCGCAAATGTTCACTGTGATGCGCTTCTTCTCAAGCATGCGCTCGAGATCCTCCTTGTCGATATCGATCGGAAGACCATACTCGTCCCGACGGGGACTTGCCGGAAGCCACTTGGTTGCCAACTTTGAATAGATTTCTTGACGTCTGTCTGTATTTTGCAAATTTAGGAACAAATTTCGCTCACAGTCGTTCAACTTGTTGTGTAAATCATCAGCAGTCCACGAGTTGATTTCCTTCTGATAGACACTTCCATCTGGAACGGGAGCCGCCTTCTTTTGTGTGGACGCCTTAGACATTGATGAAATAACGCGAGACTTTTTTAAGCGCCCTTTCAAGCATCAGACACGGGAGCCGGCACAGGAACCATCTTGTTCAAGGCAGCTGCAATCTTGACCATAATCTTATTGTTCATCTCCAAGTTCAATGCAATCTTCTCGGCAGCATCCTTCAGACCGACCAGGGCGGTCGCGATCGTCTCGCCATCCTCCGTGGCAAGCAGACTCCCCAGAGCCTCGAACATATCCACGCCCTCGTCAAACTCCTCCATCTCCTCATCCTCCTCGTCCTCAATCTCCTCGGGCTCTTCCTGAACAATCTTGGGTGGGGGTGCACGTGGGCGAGACATTGTACTATTCTTGTAGGAAAAAGGTCTTGAATATTTTCGCAGTTGATAGTAAATGCCTGGTGGCGCTCTTATGCAACTTGTCGCCTACGGCGCGTCCGACGTGTACCTGACCGGTGACCCTAAGGTGACCTTTTTCCAGACGGCATACAAGCGTCACACCAATTTCGCCATGGAAACCGTGCAGCAGACGGTGGCAGGCGCCCTGACCCCTGGCGGTCTGACCTCCGTGACCCTGTCTCGCTCAGGCGACCTGGTCGGTGACATGTTTGTGGTCCTTCAGCCAACTCCTTCAAGCACGTCCAACCTGACAACGAACAACAGCGTGGCCGATATGGCCTGGGTCGCTGAGCGTGCCTTTTCGTCCGTCGAGGTCTTTATCGGTGGCCAGTCCATCGATAAGCACTACCAGCTGTGGTTCCGTCTGTACGCCGAGGTGTTCCTGAATGACACCAAGAAGCAAAATTATGGAAAACTGACCTCGTGTCCAAATGTGAACCTTGTTTCACAGCAGCCCATCTCGTCCCAGAGCTATGTCTATCTTCCCCTCATTTTCTGGTTCAATCGTAACCCCGGTCTGTATCTGCCTTTGATCTCTCTCCAGTATCACGAGGTCCGCATCGACTTTAGTATCAGCCCCCAGTACGCCAGTTACTTTGGCACGAATCCGTTCGCCGTGTGGGCCAACTATGTGTACCTGGACACGACCGAGCGTGACACCTTTGCCAAGAAGCCATCTGAATACCTGATTGAGCAGGTCCAGTACATTAACCCGGATCCCGTCGGCTCGACCAATGAGAACACACCGAGCGTGATCCGTATGCAGTACAATCACCCCGTGAAGGAGCTCGTGTGGTGTTACCAGACTCAAACTCCTTCCTCGAACCCAAATTCTCTCTGGAACTTCTCGTCCAGTGTGTCGAACGTCAACGTGACCGTCGACCCGTCTAAGCTGGCAGGATCTCAGGCTCCATTTTCTCCGGCCCACGTGGGTTCCCCGGCGCTGTTCGTGCCACCTCCTTTTGGAACACCTCTGTATGTGAACGCCGCAAGTAACGTCACATCTGGCAACACCATCTCAGTCCAGTCGAACGTTCTGTCCGGAAACGTGTTCTGGGTCGAGTCTGGCATCCCCATCGCTTCGAGTAACACTGTGTACGGCCAGGAGGTTGGACCCATGCACCAGGCAAAGTTGATCCTGAACGGAACCGATCGGTTCGTTCCTCAGTACGGAAAGTATTTTAACCAATACCAGCCATATCAGTACCATTCGGGCATTCCGTACCCGGGAATCTACGTGTACTCCTTCGCCCTCAAGCCCGAGGAGTTGCAGCCAAGTGGCACGTGCAACTTTAGCCGTATCGACATGGCGCAGATTGCCGTGAACCTGAAGACCGGTATGCCCGCCCTGAACCAGCGCATGTTCGCCGTGAACTATAACATCCTTCGTATCCAATCTGGTCTCGGTGGTGTTGCGTTCGCCAACTAAAGAAATCTAGGGTCTTCATAGTAGTGCATGCCCTTTGTGTATTCTATAAAATGTAAACTCGAACCCTATAGGGAGTACATAGGTCAGACATCTCAGGACGACTTTCAAGTCCGACTGAACGGTCAC